TTCCGAGGAGCGATCCTCGTAGGGGCGGGATAAAACACTCTCGAAAGAAAGGGTTTGCCCAGAACTACTTGGAATTCCACTTTGGGTGGAGTCCTCTAATCGGCGACATCTACAACACAGTGCAAATACTTGCTAGAGATTTCCCCTCCGTCCCCGTAAGGGGAAGGGGTAAGGTTTTCTTCAGTAAGTATGTAGGGAATTACCCGACACTTGATTACTCCGCGTGGGAACACTGGCAGAAATGTCAGATCCTCGCAGACGTCAGGTTCGAGAACCCGAATGCCCTACTGTTGTCCCAACTGGGTTTAGTTAACCCAGCTTCCGTTGCATGGGAATTGGTGCCATTCTCCTTTGTGGTAGATTGGTTCGCGAACGTTGGCGATTTTCTTGCCTCGTTTACGGATTTCGTTGGTGTTACGTTGAGTAACATCGCGGTCACCCATACCAAGCAAGGTGTTTATCGAATGCAACAGAAATCGTTCTTCGATAACTACCAAGAATGGACCTACTTTAGGATGAATCGAGTGCCGGTGGCTTCCCTTGCGGGGCCAACGCTCAAGATCCGTCCTTTTGAAGGTCTTTCACCTAGGCGTGGTCTAGCAGCCATGTCCTTACTTTTTAATCAGCTTCCAGCTAGAAGCTCAATCGGAAAGCGATAAAATGCCTAGTTTGGCTAATATCACTGTCAAGAAGAACGACGGTACCACGGACATCACGTACACTGGTGTTGCTGCCAGCTCGGGAGATAACTCCCCGGCTGTGTGGCGGTCCAACACTGTTGGAGCCGCTGTCGCTCATCGACCGGAACTTCGTCTGACCAGCCGTGCAAACGGCCAGAAGACGGCACGCCGCGTTGAAGGCGTCTACAGCTACCCGGAAACGGTTACTGGCACCGATGGTGTCATCCGGATCTCGGAGCGCTTCAATGTCTCGATCTCGGCAATTGTGCCTAACGGCATGTCCGAGACCGTGGTCAACGAAGCTGTCTCCCAATCACTGAATCTCTTTGCAGCAGCGCTGATCAAAGACTCGGTGAAGGCCGGCTTCGCGCCTACGTAAAAGTAGGAACGAAGGATGCTATCAAACACTGTGCCCAGTTTCCTGACCAGTGCATTCCTCGCCTTGTGTGAGGATACCGACACTCCACGCTCCCTCGCAGCAGCAATGCTACTTAGAGCTGAAGAGTGGGATCAGCTAGTCTCTTTAGACACTGATCCGTCGTCATATAACAGTGCCGACTCTTATTTCATGGACGTTGTCATAAGCTCGTTCTTCCGTAAAACGGAAGACTTGCCGACAAGCTTCGACCGTAAGGCCGTCGCTATGGACAATTTCTGGAAATGCGAGAAGAGCTGTTATGCCGCCAACGAGAGACTTGCTAGGTTTGTATTTGGGGGCGAAGAGCACCCGACAGACCTCCGCATTTCTTCATTTCTGAAGAAGATGCGTAAAATTGCAAGCTCGATCCTCAGGCGTCCGCCTGAAGACGTGATGGGCCGTCATGGCCCTGGCGCGACGTTCTCGGATCGTGGTGGACGGAGTACCGTACCTCACAAAATGTCATCCTGCCCTACTCTGACATCACCGGCGTTGCCATTCCTTTTTCCTTGGAGTGGTACGGCGTGGGCTACTGCCTGCGCTACCGGTGAGAAAAGTCCTCTCTTCGTCAAGGGTAACCGTTTCACAACGGTCCCGAAAGATTGTAAAAAGGATCGTGGCATTGCCATCGAGCCCTCGATCAATCTTTTCTACCAGCTTGGCGTCGGGCGCGCTATGCGTGCTCGATTAAACCAGGCCGGCATTGATCTGACGAAAGCACAAGATATTCACAGGCAGGTCGCCTGTGAGTCCTCGATCAAAGGACACTTGTGTACGGAAGACCTTTCAAATGCTAGCGATACCATTTGCACTAATCTTGTCAGGTTAGTGCTACCCGAATCTTGGTGGGAACTTTGCGAGTCCCTCCGCTCCCCGATGACTAACGTCGACGGGAAATGGATTCTGCTTGAGAAATTCTCGAGCATGGGTAATGGCTTCACTTTTGAACTCGAAACTGTAGTTTTCATTTCGGTCATAGCGGCCGTCATGGAAACAGTAGGCGTAGAGCCACTTCTAGGAGTGAATCTCTATGTCTTCGGGGATGATATTATCTTCCCGACCGAGTGCGCAAGTGACGTAAATGCTGCGTTGTCGTTTCTAG